CTCAGCTTGAATTTTTGCTTCTTGTTCAGCAGTAAGTTTACTAGAAGGCGGTTCAGGTAAAGGTTGCACTGGTGGCAACGAAGGCATTTTCGGCGATAAGAATACCATAATTTATATAATCCTATAATCACTATCTGCTACACTTTGTGGTGCAGATTGTCTAGTATTTATTTCTTGGATTCCAACTGCAAGGTAACGCATAGCATCACAAGCGTGTGAACTCCAATCATGTACAGGCTTAGATCTGAACATTCTATTTTTATCTATAAACTTCCTGTGATAATGTCTTAACGCATCTATTAGTTTTTTGCAATGGTCTGTATCAATCCAGCATCTAGGTAGTACCATTGTAGTTGCATGGATTCCATCTTCAAATGGAATTTTAGGAACTACTTTAAAATTAACACCTAGTTGATAAGCAACCTCACGTCTTGTCTTACCATTACCAAAGTCAGTAACTTCAATATCGTGTGGTGCAAAATGATCTTTATAAACGTAATCTTTAGTTTTTAACATTTGAACATAGTGCGGTAAACCTTGACCACGTTCTTCGTAGTAATCTATTATATTAATTGCTCTTCCCATTTGTTGAAAAAATATAACTGCTGAATGATCTGATACACCTAGATCCCACGCAGTGCTTACTGGTAGTGATGGATCATAAGGAACTCTTGTTAGCTGCCTAGCATCTTCTATTTTAGCAATAGTATCTCCATAAACAGCACCTTCTATATTTGCAATCCAATCGCATTCAAACTCTTGTTCGTATTTTTTTTCACCCATTACTTTTCTTGCCGCAACAAGTTCGGAATCATCTACTATTTTAGTTTGTGATGCCTTAGCTTTATAATGAAACCACTCTTCATCTCCTTGTGCGTGCTGGTATAATTCGTAGAAATTATTATTTGTTCCTTGTGGTGTACCAATAAATACGCACCATCCTTTCCTATCTGATAATGCTGGTCTTATAATTTCTGTAAACAACTTACCTTGCACGTTTGCATACTCATCAATAACGCAACCATCTAAATAGATACCTCTTAATCCATCTGAGTTCTCTGAACCTAACAATGTTATCCTTGCACCATTAGGAAGATCGCATCGTAATTCTGTTTCATTGAATTTAACACCAGGTATTAATGATGTGTACTGTTTCATATAATCCCACGCAATAGATTTGGCTTGTTTAAAGGTGGGTGCTATGTAAGCAAAACGTGGATTATTGTTTGTTGATTTTAAAGCTGACATTAATAAATGATTAATCATACATACTGTTTTGCCAAACCTTCTATGGCAGACTAATACAGACCATCTTTTTTTCATTAGTTTAAAATGAAGTCTTGTTTGCTCTCTTCTTGGTGAATAGGGTATTTTATATTCTGAATTATTAGATTTTATAATTGTTTCGGTAATTGGTGTTAGCATGACTAATGAATTAATTTAGATTTTGCATCGCTTATAATTGCGTTCTCAATATTCAATAACATCATTAACCAAGAACTAAAGATTGCTGAATGTTCTTTGTCTTCAAAACCAGTAAACTTAACTGTAATAGAGTTATCTTGATTTATAAATACAACTGCTTTTACATTAGCATTGTAATAATCTTCATCATCTTGGTGCATTAATCTGTTCATATACTATTAGTAGTATTTTAATATTATATTAAGGTTGGTCAGGCAAAGGAAAAGAGGGTGGGTTGTTTATGGATATACCCATTATGAGTTAGCGATTTTGTTTGTTGTGTGGCTGGAGGTAAACTGACTATGGCTAAGGGTATCCTAATAAGTCCCATGTATATCAATATAGAAAGTCTGGCGGCAATTTTGGGTGTACCCCCTCATTTAATAAGGAATTTTAGCAAAACCTTTAAAAAGTTTATTGCTTTTTTTTAAATGTAATTGGTCGGATGCAATTATAAATAGTTTATTCCTATAACTTTTTATTATCACACTAAATTTTATTATAACTGACGCTATAAAGTGTTGCATAAATACAACATCCGATTACATACACACGTTTTGATTGATGCGTAATGTATTAGCTAAATCCAACTTTACTACACATATATAATTGATTGATCTTTATACTTACTCACACACTCAAAGGTTTTAATTGGTGTAATGTTTTCTTTTAGTCTGTATTTAGTTTGTGTTTAATTCCTTTTATTCAATCTATAGTTAAACTGTGGATATATTCTTTTCTATTATAATCTTTTCTTTCTGCTTCCCTTTTCTTTTAAAACAATTAACCGCATAAAATAACATTATTAAAATAAAAGATAATAAATTCAATAACTTAATAATTTAATTAAAAATAATAGTTTACTTATTATTATTCATAGCCTAAAAGGTTATTAACAAAACAATAAAGGAGAAATAATATGAATATGTTTGAAAGAGATCACAAAGTAGCTTTTAAAAATGCTATTGCAAACGGATTAAATAATCCTAAAGATTGGATGTATATGTATAGTCAAGACAATAAAGACTTCTTTAAAAATATAGCAATGAGAAATTATATTAGCTTTGAATTCAAAAATTATATTAGTTTTGAATATGAAACTAAGGAGGTTGCATAGATGAATAAAGATCTAAAAAAATACAATGTTGTAATAGAGTATGAAGTACAAAGAACATTCACTGTATATGCAAAAAATGAAGAACAAGCCGAAGAACTTGTTAGAAATGAAGAAGCTATTGACCATGAAGATAATTGGGAAGAAATTGGAACATTAGAAGTTTTAAAGGTTGCATAATTTTAACAACTTATAACCCATTATTATTAGTGGGTTATGAGATCTTAAAATAAGATCTATACTATATTGACACCAATTAGGTTAATCTGTAGTATAAATATAAACAATAACTTTGAAAGGGTTATAATATGACTGACAAAAAATGTGCAGAAATTGTTAATCAAAAGTATTTAGACACTGTTAATGATTATCAATTAGTTGATGATTACTTTAATCTTGATGATGAAGATAAATTAAAACATGAAAAACACGAAGATTTACAATCATACGAAGATTTATTTGATTATGTAAATCAATCGGCTTTAGGTTTTGACTTTGTTTCAGTTGATACCTTTAAAGATCAAGATCGTGGTTATTGGCGTTTGCAAATGTCTTGGGGTGGTCCAAGTGATGAGTTCAGAATATATGTAAATCCAGAAAATAAAATTGAATACATTGATTACCATTATCTAGACTGGTTTGATGGTGCTTCTGTAAGAGTAAGACATGACATAGTATATGATATTTGTAGTATGTTTGTAGATTGCTCTGAAACAAAAGACGCTAGCGAAATATATAATCATGAAGATATGGAGGCTGCGTAATGGAAAATATAATTTATAAAGACTGGAATATTACTAACGCTTATAATGACAAAGGTGTTGAGTATTGGATAATCTGGACACCTGAGATGCTTGACATGGTAGCCGAAGATTTTAAAACTATTAAAGATGCTAAATCTTGGGTTGATAATCAGGAGGCTTCTTAATGTTTAATAGAGATGATTATAAAGCATTAATTGCAACTACTATCATAATTATACTAGGCTATGCATCAATTCATTTATTGGTGTTCCTTGATGATTATTTTAAACTAACAATATATTAACTAATGAAAGGGTTATAATATGTACATCATAGACTACAAAGAAAAAAAGATAGCTAAGTTTAGTAAAAAAGAATTATCCAACTTTTTAAATTACTCTTATGACAAGAAGAGATTTATATTTGTTGATAATAAACAACACGCAAAGCAAGTTATAAAATATGCTATGCGATTAACTAACTGAAGGGGAAAACAATGAAACAAGATAACAAAGTTTGTATGTACTACATAGCTGAAAGACTTACAGATATATTAAAAATGAAAAATAAAGATAAAGCATTTAAATCTTTGTATGAATTTAAAGACGAAATAATTCATAATTTAGGAGCTAATGCTTTTTATAATAGATACATAAAGGAGGGGAAAGAATGATTAAACAAATACTTCAATGTAATAATTGCGATAACAGATTTTATGATGATTTAATTACAGATAAAATTTGTAAGTATTGCGAAACACTAGATCATGAAGACATAGAAATACTTGAGCCTAGTGAGTTAAATGGTTGTAATTGTAAACAGTGTAAACAAATGAAAGAGGTAGCATAATGACATCAATACAACAGTTAAAAGAGCATATAACTAGATTAAATGATGAAAAACTATTAAATCAATTTGATCTTTATTCTTCGTTTAATTTACAGGATACTAAAGAAGTAATTTATTATAAAATTATTGAATATGAATTACATAAAAGACGATTGCTTGATCATAAAATAATGGAGGATAATTATGAGTATGAACATGCACAATAAAAAAAAAATCATATTAAATACTGATGACATTGTAGCCAATAGAAAAACTCTAAGCCTTAAACTAAACGTATGGAAGAAAGTAATTTCGTGTGCTGTACATGAAGAGATGACAATATCTAAGCTAATAAATAAGCTCATAGATAAGCACATTGAAGAAAACAATTACAACGTAGAGGATATGTTTAATAATAAATTGGAGGTAAAACAAATACTATACAGAGAGAACGAGGCGTTAGCCATTGACTATAAATTTGATAAGCAATTCTAATTATTTGGCTTGCTTTCTAATTCCTTTGTCTTGACTTCCTTTAGTTCTTCAGCTTCAAGATCTAAATATTGCTTCTGAAGTTCAGCACTATCAAGCCATGACACAGTAATGCTTTGTTTAACATTGCTTTCTTGTGGTTTATTATCAGAGTATAGATCTGTAATTTTAGTAGCCAAAAATTGTATGAACTTTGTCTTCTCCCTAGTCCATGCAATAATATTAGGATCTAATTGCTTACCATTTATATCCTGCATGTAGATCTCTAATAGATGATCAACTAAAGTTTGAACGCCTAACTTTTGAGCCTCTAATATTCTAATCTTTGCTTCCTTGTTTTCTGGCTTTCTTAACCAAAAGTGAAATTTGTACAAGCTGATCGGCAATACCTTTTGATCTGAAAAAATTTCTGTAAGTGTTTTGCCATTTACTAGCAGCTCTTCGACCATATTCAGAGCTGAATTGCTTATTGTCAATTCGTTCTTTGATGTTTCTTTCGTAGTAATCTCTGACATATTCTATCGGTTTATCTTTAAATTGTTTTAAAGTACAGAGTTGTCTGAGCCTAGAGCTGTGTGAATAATTTTCTTTTTTAAATCCACCTTTTCCAGCTCTGTTTCTAAAACCAAAGTAATCAGAATTCTGACCACCATGAAAACGACACAGGTATTTCTGAACACCTTCTTTGGTAAAGCTATTTGTAGGGTAGCCTTTAGCCTGACAATGCTTGCCTGATAACCTTGACATACCCATACAGAATATCTTCTTAGATTTAAATCCTGCCATAATGTACTATCATTTCTTTATTGGTTCACCTTTCCAATTCAATCCATTTCTTTTATTGAACTCAATCTTCTTACGATAATTAAAACTTCTATTCTTTGCATTCTTTGATACCGCTACTGTCATGGCTTGCTCTACAATATGCTTTGGCACAGCTCTTTTATCACGCAGCTCTTGCTCTTGATACTCAATGGCTTGTTGTATGTAATAAGGATGTTTACTATAATAGCTTTGTAATTCTGCCAGAGGTACACTAGCTAGTTCTATTATCTTAGTCTGTTTATCTATATCTTTACTATTAACTATCTTATCTATTTTATTAATACTCATTCCATTTTTTATTAATATTGTTTTATTAATATTAGTTTTATTAATAGATACCTTATGGATACCACTGAGGTATCTATTAGATACCACCTCGTACCTATTGGATACATCATTAACTAACATTATAGGTGCTAATGTGTATAAATTAGTAGAAGACAGCCGCCTTTTTATTAGAAGTTTAGCATCAATCATCAGTCTAATGCAACGATAGAGTGTCATGCGAGATAAGCCGATCATGTTTTTAATCTTAGAGTAGCGAGGATAACAACTGCCTGTTTTGGGATTAGCAAAGCGAAGAAGAACTAAAAGTATCGCCAAGCATTGAGCCTTACGTTCCTCTGCCAAGCCTAGATAGCCAGTATGACTAAATAATCCTATTGGTAGCCTAACGTGTTGATTATATTTAGCCATTATATTATGAGCATGTGTGTTGTTCCCTTAGCCAATTCAAATAACCTATATATTCCTGCTCATTTAATTCAACCATAGATCCCTCTGAAATAGGGTCTATTTCTTCTAAAATGGCATTGATTTTTGACACAACAAAGGTTGGATGAGCCACTCCCTCTATGTTATAATAAACTATATAAGCAGGGATGTTTAATTTAGTACCTACATCAGCAGTTATATAGGCAACTTTGTTATATTTGCCTACATCATAGGTTGATTCTATAATAGCAATACCATTTCTGCACTTTGAACAATATTCGTAAGAATCTAAATCAATCATCCTAAAACAACTGTCGTCTTGAATATGTCTATGCCATTCATTATACCAATTAACTCTGGCTTGATTAAAATAAATATCTTTAGCCATTAATTACTAGATTTAATCTGTTCTTTTAATTGTTTAATTAATTCTTCTTGCTCTTTAATTTTTTCTTCTAAAGAGTCAGCATAATTTCTTAACTTATATATTATAACTTCAAGATCATGTGATCCTCTTTGTTTTAGATCAATCATTCTTTTTACTTCTAGCTTTTAATAGTTCAATGTTAAGAACTTGCACCTCTTCATTAAGTCTGTCTATTTCTTTTTTAAGTATAATAATTTTCTCGTTATACATTTCTATTACATCTTCAACGTGTAGTTCTTGATCAATCATTTAGTTCTCCAATTTTTTAATAGATAAAATTACGCCACGAGGAATTACAACACAATCACCTACGTCTAAGCTGTCTGAATTAAAACTATATGTTGCAAAAGTTTTTACCCAATCTTTATTCTCTTCATAAAGATAACCTATTGTAGTACACATCGCAGGAACTAAGTCTTTTAAATCTTCTTCAGTATTCCATGCGTTGTCGCAACTGTTTATATCCAGCCAACTTATAATAACTTTATCAAAGTTTATGGGTTTCATACCAGCTTTCATAAAAGTTATTAGGTTGAATTGATCCCTTAGTTCTTTCAGTTATAACTTTCATAAACTTAGGGTGTGGAATACGCTGACAGTTCTTCCATCTTAAAATAGTTACTGTTGGATTAGTTCCTGTTAATCCAAATAACTTTGCCAGTTCTTTATTACTGAGCTTATGATCTTCTTGGTACTGTGTTAGTTTGTGTTTCATTTAGTTTTCCTTTTTATTTTATTACCAAAACAATCAAACATTTTGTGATATCTTTTTAGTAATTTAGATAGTTGTGATTTATTCTTATTCATATTTACCTTTCTGTTTTAATGTGGCTATATAACCATTAAGTTTATATGTCAAATTAATTATTCAAAATAGTTATTGACATAGATAACCAATAAGAATATTGCTATTTAAAAAACATGAAAGGCTTACAATGGTTATTGATTTAACAAAGAACAATTCTATATCGGCATTAAATAATTTTGATCCTGATATTTGTATTAAATATTATCAGGCACTTGGTTTAGACCACAGCTCACCATCACAGGATAACATGAGTGATTCTGATTGGTTGTGTAGATACGTTTTTTTTGATGAACAAACTAGGCGTGCTTTACAAGGTTCATACAGAATGTCAGCTGGCGTAAGCATTGGTAGAGCTTCTCAAAGATTTGTTTCTAAATATATGTATGAAGCAGAAAAAAGAATTCTTAATGAAAAAAAAGATTTAGATACAATCATCAGTGAAGAACTAAAACTTTACGATCAATATGTTCCAGGAGATGAAGAAGATAAAATTCAAAAAGAAGATACAAAAAATTATCTTGCAGATATGATTAAGATTTGTTGCAAAGCATTAGCTGATTTTAAATTAGGAGATGAAGTAGCAAGTGAAAGATACTGTACTTATAAATTTAAAGAATTAGTTTTAGAAAAATTAGGGAGAATAGATTACGAGCAAATGGATAAGTCAGGAAGTGCTGCTAAACTTATTGAACTTAAGACAAAGCATCGTAGCAAAAGAAAGTCAGATACAAAAGCAGGTTTCAGTTGGGTAAAAGGATATTTACCTAAAACTCCAGACTTAAACCATGTACGCCAGTGTGCTTTTTATTGGTACGCCACAAAAAAAACTCCTCACTTGCTTTATGTTAATCAAGATAGCTACAATGTATTTACTCCTGACACTTGCGAATTACTTACTCCTGAGTACATGGAATTTTTAATTCAACAGGATTTGATTAAATCTAAAATTCGCCAGAACTTGATCTACATCACAAAAGGAAATGCTCGTGAAATGGCTAAGCTAATTCCGCCGCCAGACTTCTCAGGTTTCATGTGGAAAAACATAGCTGATGAACATGTTAGATTAGCTGCAAGCCTTTGGGACAATGTGTAGAAATATGGATATAAATTGGTATCACAAGCAACATCATAAAATTCGTGAACAGTTTCGTCATGATATTATAATGCGTAAACTTAAAGAGAAGGAAGATAAGGAATTTAAAAATATGTTTATTAAAATATTTTTGATTATTGTTATAGCACTATTGCTATTAACATTAATCGCTAGATGAAAGTAATTCTAATGTTAATAATGATGAATGGTACAGTCTATAATCTAGGCTATCAAGTTGAATCTTATGACGCTAGAACTTGCGATAAGTTATTTGACAGTGTAACTTACAAAGGAAAAACAAGTGGCAAGAATAAGCATGGTATTTTTTATAAATCAAAAGAAGTATTTGCTTATAGCTGCTCAATAGAAAAAACAACTAAAGGAAACAATGAAAGAAAAAATAAAACAAGTTAATGATTTGTGTGAAGCCAATGGTGCTTACATAAATCAACATGGTAAGAAAACTGTATCAGCTTGGTCTAAAGTTAAATACTTTAGAGAAGTATTTGGTACTGAGTTTGGAATAAATACTATGATTGTAGAACACTCTGACAGATATGTCATAGTTAAATGTTTAATCATGGGTTACGATCCTGAAAGAATTATAGCAACAGGTTACTCTAAGCAGTTTAGAGATAAGCCAGGTTATCTTGAGATAGCTGAAACATTTGCTACTACACGAGCTTTA